AGATATTTAAGTTGGAACCAAGATAATGCCGACTCATTATAAAAGTCTAGATGAATTTGCTCTTGTGAATAACCTCCAACTTTGGCACCATCTTCAAAAAAGTTAATCCAATGAGTATGCCGCCGTGTTGTGAATCCCAATTCTCTTTTTAATACCCAGGATATGGCAATGGTTGGTCCGTATTCAGATAATATTTTTTGCCATATACCGTCCCAATGTTCGGTATCTTTAAAAATAACAAAATTGGGCTTGACTATAATCTTAGGCTCGTGATCAGGCATTTTGAATATGGCTCAATTGAAACCAAGCCAGTTCTTTGTCCGAACTTACATATATTCGATAATTTTTATATTGAGTGGTAAATGCCCAGTGAAAGTTTATACCATCAGCTTGGGCAACTTCACGTGCCTGACCGGCCATCTTTTGTTGCACATCTACTTCTTGGCTCCAGCCAAAATTTTCGTTGAACCAACGGCGAGCTCGATCAAAATCCAATGCGCCAGTGCCTTTCCAACCTACTTTACTAAACTCAATTGAGTATTTGTAGATCTTGCAATAACTATGGCGACGATCTAGTTTGATTATTTCGTATTTCATAATTGAAAACAGGCCCTAGGGCCTGTTTTTTAGGTGCCGCTTTGCAGGATGTACTTGCCGAAACGTTTGTGAAACTCATCAAAGTGTTTCATCTTGGTTGGCAAGAATGGCAAGTCGTATGTGGTCAACGCAATACGAGCACCCATCACCGTCAACTCAGTCTCAAAGTTATTCATCATGTAGCTGAGGAAGTTGTCAGCCATCTCGTGGAACTTCTTCTGTTCTACTTTTTTCTCCACAGCATCTTTCAGCTCGTAGCACATGGAAATAACCAGACTGTACATGGCACTGACTTCTTTGAGATTCAAATCCTTGACTTTGCCACTCAAGATATCTTCAGGCTTGGGCATGCGTCCTGCCACCTTACGATGTGCCATGAACTTTACTGCAAGGCCTTCACCAACTGTACCTGCTACCAAGTTGGTGATGGTATCGTCATCGCCATCGTCATCTTCCAACAGTTCGCTAACGAATGTCCAGGTGCGCGGCGTAGCGAATGCACGGCTTGAGCTCTTGGCATCAAAATCGTACAGGTCTTGCTTGGCAAAGCTCAAGTAACCTACCACGTCTTTGTGTATGTTGTTGAGCACTGCCCATTGTTGCCAGCTAGAAAAGTCCACCTTCATCTCTTGGTGCAAGAAACGATTTGCCAGCGGTGTGGGCATACGGAATGTGACACCTTTGTCGCTTTCACGGTTACCAGCAGCCACCATCACCACGTTCTTGGGCAAACGATACTTGCCAATACGACGGTTGAGAATCAACTGATATGCCGCAGACTGAACGCTGGGTGCGGCACTGTTCAGTTCGTCTAGGAACAACACCACAATGGGATACTGACTGGCCATTTCTTCATCGGGCAGTTCCACAGGAGGAGCCCAATCCATCTTGCCTGAGTCCTTGTTGTAGAACGGAATACCACGGATGTCAGTGGGTTCCATCTGGCCTAGGCGCAGGTCAATCATGAGACCGCCTAGTTCGTTAGTGATACCTTCAACCAATTCGCTCTTGCCAATGCCCGGAGGACCCCACAAGAACAACGGACGTTGAACTTTGAATGCTTTGAGCAGGCTCTTGCGAGCTTGATTAGAAGTAACTGTACGTGCGTCTGAAACTGCCATAAAATGTTCCTTAGTTATGTTGCGATGTGTTTATTGTAGCAGACTGTGAATTTCTAGTCAACTACTTATTTTTAGTAACGGTGGTCCTGAACAACAGTCCAAACAAGAACTGTAGGCCCCAGGCCTGTAGCCACGTGACTTCTCGGACGCTGTCTACAGCACCTACCAAGCAACCATTCCACAGCATCATCACTGGCCAACTCAACACAAAGGATAGGAACAGCAGAGTGGCAATGCCAACCACCATTGCGGAGAGTGCTAGAATTATTTCTTTCATTTTGTTTCCTAACAGAATTCGTAAAATTTCACAGTGGAATCCAACTTTTGCAATTCTTGCGCTGCCGCTGTCAAGGCACGATACTTGGCCTGGATCTCACTGCGTGGCAGTTCACCATCGCAGGAGAGATTCTCAGGGCTAAGGTCTGCATCCAATGCGTCTGCCACACGCTGGCGACCCTGGGCAGTTTGGATCTCAAACTGCTCGCCTTTGAAGATGGCGTTCCAGCGATTCTTGCGGTCAATGTATGCTTGCAATGCTTTCATATCAGCTCCTTGTTGCGATGTGTGTATTATAGCAGTTTGGCTATTTCTGGTCAACCGTTTTAAACGGCTTCCAACATGTTAGCAGGCACGTTCCAACGGTTCACGGGCGTCTTGACCAGCACAAACTTCAGCTTGACTTTTTCCACTTCACCCACGTAGGTAATACCGTTTTTGTTGCTGGTGAACTTCACACGGTCGCCTACAGAAAAACTGCGAACTTTGGTCTTGGTCAGTTGACTGCGAGCATACTTCACAGCATCAATCACCGAGCTCAATTGCTCGTTGGTAAGGTTGCCGGTGATGATAGCAGTATTAATTGCTTTGATATCCATTTGGGACTCCTTTTTGCTGAACATGTACGTATTATAACAGTTTGGGCAATACCGGTCAACCTGGCGGGTCTTTAGACTTGGCCGCGGTAGTCAGCTCGCATGTACCAGTCCGGCGCAGTGGCAGCGGTGTTCCTGGCGTTGAAAGCCCTGGCATACTCACGGGCTTCTGCTTCGTTGTCAAAATACAACACTTCATCAATCTTGCTACCCCAACCACGTTCGCTTTCGATGATATCTACTCTGTAACCAACTGGGCGATCAATACGGGCCATTGTGTGCTCCTTGCTGTCTATGTGTGTATTATAGCATTTCGGGCAATAGCGGCCAACCTTTATTTGGAATATTCACCAGACCGGTCGTTATCCGCTTCTTCTCGGGCATCAGCATATCCGTCATTATATCGGGATTCATCTCGTTCCTGAGACCAGGCTTCAAACTGTTCAAAGGTCCATTCGCCGGACTTGACCTTTTCAAAGACTTCTTCATTCCAAATGTATTTCATCTTGTGCTCCTTTCTGTCTATGTGTGTATTATAGCAGTTTGGGCAATACCAGTCAACCAAAAGAATCGTTACAGGAATCGTTACAGGAATCGTTACAGGAATCGTTACAGGAATCGTTACATTTCTAATGAAATCAACGACTTAGCAGAAAAGAATCGTTACAGGGAAAATTGTGGGTTTTTTGCAACAAAATTCAGGTATTTTGGGCAAAAAAATACGGGAAATTCTGTTGTTTTTACACAACAAAATCCCCCGTTAAATGTACCAAATTTCCTGGAATCTTTCTTCCAAAGTGGGCTCTTGCCAATTCTCAATCATGCTGTCAACCACTGCTTGGGGGATTATTTTGCCTGAATCATATCGACTTTGTAGTCGACGATCCAATTCGTCACGTGGCGGTGTCCTGAACACCACAGCAATGGCATAGTATTCAGGCAACATGGCAAACTTCTTTTGACGACTTGCCACAGTGGTTGAAGTTTGATCCCAAACAATATCCCGACCTGCTTCACGAGCATGAACTACATCTCCAGTCATGTATTCCACACACTTGGGCATGACTTCATTGAACACTTCGCTGTAGGTTTTGCCCATGTTCTTGGCGTATTCTTCTACATAGCGATCAGTGCTGATATAGGCTGCATGTTGCAGCCATTCTTGGTCACAATGCCACGAGCTTTTTCCGCTGCCTGGCACTCCGATCAAAATGTACAATTTACATTGTTGGTCCATTACCGTTCCTAAAGCCAATTTCGCCACCTTCCTCAATGATGCGTTTTTGCACATCTTCAAACAAGATAGGAGCAAAATCTGTGTGCTCTACACATACACAATGATATCGTGGATCGACCACCCTGGTCACAAATTCACCTGAGGCTGGGCCAGGCTTCATCACTCTGTTGGCGTGCAAGTGACCATGAATGTTTACTCCGAACCTGCCCAATGATTCTTCATGGATTGGAATGTGACTCAAGATCATTCCGTTCATCACATGATAAGCACGTAATTCACGAAAATACTTGCGATACTCATCGTCTGGAAAGATGTCATGGTTACCACGGATCAACACTTTGTCGCCGTTCAAACGAGACATAGTGACCAAACTCTTGCGGTTGATCACTACGTCGCCCAAGTGATAAACTTTGTCTGTGGGTCGGACACGCTCGTTCCAGGCCCGGACCATGGCTTCGTCCATTTCCTCGGGACTATCCCAGGGACGTAACTTGGTCACACCGTCACTGCGAGTGAAATGACAAACACCTTTGTGTCCAAAGTGCGTGTCTGATACTAAAAATACTGATGGCATAATGTCCTCTTTGTGTGTATTATACAACAACGGACATTTCCGGTCAACCTAAGATCAGTAGTGTTTTGATCGGCGACGCGGTGCAATGTCTTGTTGTTTGTACAGATAATCTTGTGTGATTTTTCCTGCTTCGATCTCCAGCAAGGCTGTGACAGCAGGACCGTAACGTGTTGGCACTTTGGCTGGATCACCGCGCATGAGTTCTCGCATGCGTCTGGAAGCAATCAATACCAAATTGTATCGGCTGCCAATTGCAAGTGCTGCGGCCTGGCTGGTGAGTCCGGCGGTGCGGTCAAGTAGTGTGTTCATTCTTCATCCTTTGTTGGTAATCCGTTGCTGTGTCGATCTCTGGTGTTTTCTAGGTTCTGATCAAATCTCTTTTGTTGTATAGTTGGCTCTCCGAACACTTTTTCTCTTGAACAAAGCAGACACTTGGGATTGCCACAATCCATCACATGATGCTTGGCCAATCGATGTGGCTCTTTGACTGATTTGTCTTTGACAGTCAAACCATGTTTTTTTGCAATCTTGACTTGCTTTGCAATAGCGTTCTCGTCATTGAGTCTGCGTCGACTGTTTTTAAATTTGTCTTGATCTGTGCTCATGATGCTATTATATAGCAGATTTTGTTTGTTGTCAATGGTCTCGCTGCCCAGAATCGAACCAGGATTTGAGTCTTAGGAGGACCCCGTTCTATCCATTGAACTACAACGAGATTGGCCGGCCCTGAGAGGATCGAACTCCCACTGCTGGTTTTGTTTTGCTAAATAAACATATGAAGATATGTCCAAAATGCAACTCAGCACACACTAAGTTAGGAATCTATTGCTCTAGGAAATGTGCCAACAGCAGAAGTTTTTCTGCTGCATCTAAATTAAAAACATCGGCAACTTTAAAAGAAAAGTATATCACTGGCGAATTAGTTCCGCCAACACCACCGTCTCCTATTATGCGTATCTCAGAATACCCATATACCAGGCTGTATGGATTATACAAATGTCATCACTGCAATACAACATTTTGGAAACTACAACATCAACAAAAATGTTGCTCAATTGAATGCCGCGATAGCATTCGCTCACAAAATAAATGCAGAAAAACTCATATTTCTTATTTTAGCAGGTATGATAACAAAATAGTAGATTTACAATCAACCTGGGAATTAAAAATTGCCGAATGGTTAGATAGCAACAATATAATATGGAGTAGACCGTCTAAAAGAATTAAATGGCAATGCTCTACTACTAATCTTTATAAAACATATCTTCCTGATTTTTATCTAGTTATGCACAAACAATATCTTGATGTGAAAAATCCTATTAAAATAATACAGGACAATATTAAACTAGAACAAATAAAAAGTATTATACCATTGATGGTAGGTAACATTGAAGAGACTAAACAATTTGTGGTGCGTCTGGCAGGACTCGAACCCACATGTATCCATTAGCTTTCTCCTGGTTCGAAGCCAGGCGGCATACAGACGCAACTATCCATTGAACTAAAGGCCGAAATTGGTGCTCCTAACAAGAATTGAACTTGTAGCTCGCCCTTACCAAGGGCGTGTATTGCCATTATACTATAGGAGCAAGAAGAACCCGGGCCATGACCTTAGATAAGCATCACGCCCGGGCCGTGTTATCTGGAGCGGAATATCGGGTTCGAACCGATGGCCTAAACGTTGGCAACGTTTCGCTCTACCACTGAGCTAATCCCGCATTGTTTTGTTTGCTTTTTGAATTCTTCTTCTGCTGTTTGATGTAACACATACCAGCGTTGGTGAATCAAGTTAGCATAGTCATAATTATAATCTAACTGTGCATAATCTGTCAACCTTTTGTACAAGTTTTCACTCAAAACAGGTGAAAATAGTTCCACTAGGTCAACTACAATTCCGTTAACATCGTTGACCAATAGTTCTACTTCGGAGAATCTTTGTTCACACATTTTTACAAATTCCAAGTCAGACACGCCATTAAAATTTGGATTGATTTTTTTATACAGTTGACTTGGTAAAAATTTATCGCTGCTTTCTATAAAAATATTCAATTTGTTGAATTGATCTAAATTATTTTTCCAGTTTGTGTCGCAGTCTGGATGCGAAAACATTATAAATTTATGCAATCTATCTCTCCATATCCATTCGTAATCCAGCCAATTTGAATAGGTTCTGTTGAGCGGATATATCCTGGTCAAGATGTAATGTGCTTTGTCTTTGATGGATTGGAATTTGAAGAAATTAAATTTTTCATCTAACAACAACAACCATCTCACATGATTACCTCCAGCACCCCATGGAGACCAAATGGTCAGATTGCTCATTTTATGAGTTGATCGGCTGGCCGGAGATTTTGTTTTTATGGCGTTGATTCATAGAAAGTGATTGAATCCAACGGAATGTCATATGTAGCACAAGCTGATCTAACAAATTCTTCCCATTCTTTAGCAGCTTGTGAATCAGCAAATATTCTACCGTTAGAGTAATCATCTATCTCAGTCCGAAGGCCGTCGGTTTTGTATTCATCTGCCATTTGAAAAGCACGGGTTCGAAATGCTGCCAATATTTCTGGATTGGCATGAAATTTGTTGTCAACCTCTGTCAAAGGAACCGAATATTTAATAATCACTGTTGTTGTCATAACATATCCTCACGCTGTATTTAGTAAATTTTTAGCCCGGCTGAATCTCAAACGTTGGGCAGATTTCGGGATATTTGATCAACAGGTCCATTCTTCTGACCAATTCTGTAGCATAAAAGTCAGCGGCCTCTTGGTTCAAAAACGGCACTATTCTTGTGTGACTGTCAACTGTATAGCCCATACCGCCACAGAGACCATCTGCTACCATTTGAGTTTTGATCCGACGTGTGATTGGCATGGTTTCTGCTCCATGTTCTAGATTGTGCAATTCACGCAGACGCACAAGTGGGACTCCGTATGTTATTTTCAAGTTGACTGGAAACTTATTTTCCATTACTCAATTCTTTCATTAACTGTTGGGCTACAAAACCGTTCCACTCTTTACCAAAATGGAATCCATCTCTACCAAACGGAAGATTCAGTTCCGCCCCAATACCATGAGTCTCAACTCGTTGTACAGTTGTGGTAAATTTTAAAAATTCAGCTGCTGATTCATTTTTGAAATCTTCAATTGAAAAATTTTCAAGACTTGCTATTGACACAGGAATGTGACGGGCTTTGCATATTTCTTTGATCAGTAGAGTATTGCGAGTATTGGTGTAGGAAATAAACGTAGGATCCAACAACAAAGGAATCAATGAGTCAAACGGTGTTGATGCATTATCTTCAATGATGGCTGACGGTTTGTACGTTATCATGCGTTTTTTAATCGGCAATTCTCTGCTGGACACCAATGGTGCCAGGATAAAAATTGCTTCGGGTTTTAGAACATCAACTGTTTTGTAAATTGCTCTCAGCACATAGTCCAAACTGCCTGCACACAGTCCTAGATTATAAACTTCTACAGAAGGATCAAACAGTTTGCCCACTTGACCTGGCCAGGTATCTTCAACTGGAACCCCAAGGCCTACAGTAAAACTATCACCCAAGCACAAGATGTTTCTTGTGTTTTCTTGAAATTCATTGCATCTAAATCCGTGCGAGTTCCACTTGTACGAAATTTGATCTTGGGTGTATATGTTGCCTGGGTAGTTGACGCCCGAATGATCTCTACGATAGTACTGTACTTCGTCTGTGGAATCAGGCCCGCCCAGTTCTCCAACAACACTGAATATTCCTTTTTCCCAATTATGAAAATCTGATTGTTGCATGTTTGTCCTATAAATATTAGATAAATTTATTTATTGACCGTGAAACAAGCATACAAATATTTTCAGTTGTTCGATCTCGATACTATCTATAGTAAACTGCAGAATCGTTTTGAGTTTACTTTGAAATCAACTGGGTTCGTTAAAGAGCCACGATTGGAAATTTGGGATTACTCAAAACAAGATATCAAAGACGAAATTCCTGAGTTGTATTATCAATTTGCAGATCTAGGACTAGATATAAATCGTGGTGCTGTTTTTGCAACCATGCCACACACAACAACTCCGATACACGTTGATTATGAGAATAACAATATTCGAAGTCACGAGGCAATCAATCTTCCTATTTTTAATCACACAAATACCACTATGGAGTGGTTTGATCTCATTGACAATACCGGGCAGCTGATTGACATGAATGTCATGAATCAATCTATGTACAATGTCACAGTTTTTGAAGAAAATCAATGCCAATTGACTGATACATGTTGCATAGATCAGCCTACACTGATCAATGTGATCAAACCGCACAGAGTGATAAACAATAACGATGCCAACCGAGTTGTGATTTCAATACGCTACAAGCATGGTAATTTTACCAAATTTTGGCACTAGCACCTATGCTCTGAAATTTAGATTTCCACTCGTCGGCAAATAGATCAACCAAGAATCTTATCTCTTGGTCGCACTCGCTGAAGTTTTTGATCAATGATTTTTTCTCAAGTGAATTTTGAATTCTAACTTCACGCTCAGATGTATCGTAAAAATGTGACTGGGGCAAGTTGTCTAGGTCAATTGCCACAGCATTTTTGGGGAAAAATCTCAAAAATGCATCAAAGTTCAATGCCAATTCTTTCATGGTAATCATGGGTATATCAATCTCCATTGGCTCGGATTCCCACTCTTTTCTAAACCCAAATTCAGTGGCCAGCACAGTGGACCACGCAATATCATACATGCTTCTGTTAGGAACAAAAATGTCAAAATTGTTTGAGTTTGCAACATTGTTGTACCAGTTTCGTACAGGGTAATAAAGCATCAAACTCATTGCTAAAATTTTTACCACACTGTCTGGGTTGGACAACTTATTGGTCAACTGTGACCAGTCTTCTTTGTATAACACATCAAACGGAACATCTAAGATATTTTCCAATTTGACATTTTTGTTTGTTTTCACAACTTCGCGATTTCGTCTACGTATATCAAACGGTTCATTTATTTTTATTTCACGTTTGCAACTAAACAACATAACCGTTGAATACGATCTAGGCATTGCATAAATCAATACAGGACGTTTAACCATATTTTTTAATTAACTCGTTGAACACATGGTCATCATTGAACCCAATGGTCAGTGATTTCCTATTGCCTGTGATGTTATGAACACTGTGCAATTTATGTGTGTAAATCAACACCCATTGTTCTGCAGGAAAAGTTGCTGTGGCTATTTGGGTCAATCCTTGGAAATGCAACATTCCGCGATGCGGCGAATCAGTTTGATCTTCTTTGCTCCACCATACAGTGTCAACATTGCTGGAGTCGTTGCCAGTGGAAAACAAATACATAAGAACAAATTTTCTACCTGGACCGTCAGTGTGTGGTGTTACAGTTGATTCTGATTCTGATTCAACTGTGTGCTTGATTTCTTGGTAACCTATTTCTAATTTGGTATCTCTAAGTTCAGGAACATTTTTAGTCACCCAATCCTGAACTACCAGTGGATTTTTAATAGGCCAACGAATATAGGAAGGAAGACAGATATTTTTGTTGCTGTTGGCATCACTGTCTAAAAAAGTAAAATTTATATTTGAATCAAACTTTGATGCAGTTGTACCGCCAGGACTGATTACTTTGGTGTTATCAACATCTAGTAGATCAACAATGTTATTTTTGCTAAAGGCTGGCAAATTCAACCAAGTAAACAATTCATAGTTCATAGACGCTTATTGCTGGTTATAAATATTTACCTAGGCATTAGACCAATTGGGGTTACAGTAACCCTTCAGTAGTCAACACATTTACTATGTCTTGACCAAGTACAATTTCTGTACGCACATTGAGATCCAACAATTCGTCTTGCAACTTTTGTTTGTTTTTCTTGCCCAGAACAACAGCAGTGCGGAAACCAGCCAAGTCTTCAGCAGTGAATATAGAAGTGTCCACTGTGGCATCATGCCCGTAGTACAAACTGCGGCCTTCGTCTTTGCGGTTGCGAATCTTTTCCAATTTGCCAGCCACAACTTCCGCACTTTCACGAACGCTCTTGCTGGACATGTCTAGATAAAATTGTATTTTCTTTTCCAGCAATGCAATGTCTGCCAACTTGTCGTTGATGTCGGCCTGATGGTTGGCCTGGCTCACAGCCTTGCGTATGTCATACAGGCTGTTGAGCAAACTGGTCTGACGATCTTGTTTGGTCACAAAATCCATGCGTAATTTTGCAATCTCATCTTCGGCAGACTGGAATTCGTTAATTTTGACTTCAGTGTCAAACTTGATGCTTTTGACAGCATCCTGGATGGCCAATTGTAATGCATTGGCTTTGCGTAGATTGATTTTCATAATTTCTTTCTTTCAACAACATGGGTGGCAAGACCCGAATCAAGTCGCAGACTATGCAATTCGCAATGCTCAAAATACAATGCACAAACCACAGTGGCCTGCGTATGTCCGGTTATCAAAGTGCAGATGTCTATAATAGGTCCGGTTCACACAAGCACGATCCAAGTTGCCTTGGAGGTCCTAGATAGTTCAGCTTTGGAGGCTGGTGCTGGCATGAAGCCAACATTTTGTCTGTTCTAATCTATCCTGATCTTGCCTGCCAGCTCGAGCTGACAAAAACTATTTTACACAAATCAGTTGACCAGGTCAACTGATTTGGTTAGGCTGCTTTCAATCCTTTAAGACGGTCAGCAGCATACGAAGCGGCAAATGCCTGTGGCTTCACAAACGGTATCACGTTGCAAGTGCCTTTGATGTAGCCAATGGCCTGTGAAATTACACAGCTGGATCCGTGCATCTCGTTGGGATTGATGTCAAGGTGTACTTCAACGTTACGCCCTTCTAGCACATCAGCCAGCTTGAGGTAAAGTTCAGATACCTTGTACACTTCGGTCATAAGACGCATGGCTGGCTTGCCAGCTTTCTTGTCATACACACGTTCACGATGTACTTCGCCGAACAGTTTGCAACCATTGTTGCCATTGATGTGTACCACAATGGCCAACACATAGTCAGCCCACCAGTCACCATCAATCTTGAGTCGTTCACTGTCACAACCAATGTAGATACGTGTTTCTGGCGTTTGTGCTTGAATGAATTCAGACACTTGTTTTAAGTCTAATTTTTTCATAAGTTTCTTCTAGGTTAAAAGTCCTCAGTGATTAATTCTAAATCAGTTAACCGTCCCGAATCCTCTTTGTTGTACCTTACGCTACCACCATAATAACCGTTGTGGCTGTTACGCACTTCAAGGTCAATGTAGCCACGGTTGGTACGTATGGTCCAGAACGCATCTTGTACCACGTCGCATCCATCTTCGTCGCTGCGATTGTCGCCCCAGCCCTTGCTTTCCACGGCCAACACTTCTGCACCGCGCAACAGGTCAAAGCTGTTGCCTTCACCCAGTATATTTACGCCGCTCACATGGTTGAACCATACAGAATTGCAGCAGTCATTCTCGGTGTCAAAACGATAGCGACGCCCAGAGATGTCACGAAACACCAGGGTCCATTTGTCGTTGCCTATGAACAAGCCATTGATACGCTTGCCCACCAATATGTTGAATTCACTCATAGCTTGTCCTTTCTTTAGAATTGTTTGGTACCCCTGCTCAGATTCGAACTGAGAAAACTCTTCCTTTTGAGAGAAGCGACTTTACCAGATTTGTCCACAGGGGTGGGGATGGTGGATGAGACAGGGCTCGAACCTGTGACCCTCAGCATGTCGAGCTGATGCACTACCACTGTGCTACACATCCAAATTGGTACCAGCGGAGAGGATCGAACTCTCTCAAGAACGCTAATCTGGCGCTAAAAGGCTTATAAGACCTCTCTGACTCCCAAGTCTCGCTGGTATGTATTAACCAGTGCGATGTATCAGGTGATAACCAAATTGCGTTTGCACAGGTTGGCTGATTGAACCCACGGCAGTTGCCACTGTGGCATCTTCAAATGGGCGGACCATTTGCCCTGATCCGAACTCGCCAAGGTCTCCGCCGCGTTCACCGCTGGGACACTTGCTGTGCATTTTTGCCAGGTCGGCAAAACTTGCACCTTCATTCAGTTTGTTTTTCAGTGCCACTGCTTCGTTCAGTGTTGGTACTAAAATGTGACTTGCTTTCATTTTTTTGCTTCCTTAAAAATTGGTGGGATTCGTTTTGAGGCCCGTCCCGGCGAGTAGATTACTACTCACCTGTTACATTGCATTTATGTACTATTGCTTGCCCTAAGGGTTAGCTAGCTACCTTAGCGACTCATACTGGATAATGTAACCTATCCTCTGCTCTTGGTCTCCAGTGTGGGATTCGAACTCACATTATTCCTCGTCCCAAACGAGGTGCCATAACCAGGTTAGGCGAACCGGAGAGTAAACTGTCTAACATACTCTT